ATTAGCTGCACGTTGTTGTGGTTGTGTCATATTTCTAGTTCTTAGAAGGTCAACTAAAGTGTTTTGTGCGTAACCATAAGGTTGATATAAATTGCCTTGCCCAGAATACCCATAGTAAGGGTTTTGAAGATAATTAGATGCTAAATCATCTGATATAGGTGCAGGAGCTATTGGGAACTCCTCTAAATCACTAGGGTTTCTTCTAATAATTGGCTGTTCATTGCCACCACCATCGTCACCCATATCAATGTTTAAATTTGTTGTTGGTGATAAAGGTGAAAAAGGCTCGTAACCAGGCACAGGGCCATAAGCATTAGGAGAACCAGGCCCACTAGCCATTCCAAAACCTTGTCCAGTTGTACCTGTTATTTGACCTTGTGCATTATAAGTCGGCACTTGACCCATGCTTAAATTATTATATGTGTTTTGTGGGCCAATTTTACTTAAAGAGTTTATAGCACTACTAAAAGGGTTTTGTGGATCACGAAATACACTTCCTTGATCTTTATTGTCTCTAACGTCTTGTGCAGCTTGGCTATTAGCAAAATTAAAATCCATAGCATCAGGCACAGTATTAGAAGCAAAGAAAGATTGACTATCTTTGCTTTGACTTCGATCTGTGTTTGCTGAAGTCATTGCTGCTTGTGATAAAGCACTAGACATAGCTTGATTGGCTTCTTGATTAGATAAACCCATATTAGCATCAAAACTATCAGAGGTATCTTCATCACTATCATTATAAGATGATACACTACTAACATCACTTATCCCTTGATCTGTCTGACCACCTGTGTTTCCTGTCGGATCATCACCACCAAATGAATTAGGATCTTCTTCAGAACCTACTGCATCATTTGAGCCATCGTCTGAAGGACTATCACCCATTATAAAATCACCTTTTTAAATAAATTGTTCTTTGTTCTTCTACCTCTAAGAACTGTTCCTTTGCCGTAAAGACCTATTAGATGCTTTCGACCTTCACTCATTAAAGACTTAGCATCGCCAAAGGGCATTACCATTTCAACAATCCATAGATTAGTGCCACCAACAAAATCTTTGCCAGTTATGTGGCTGCTACCTTTTTCATATTCACTCGATGCTTCATCAGTAAGCCAAGCCCAAATTATAAACCCTTGTGGATTAAACTCACCTTCCCAAACCCTAAACTGGTAGTTTGCGATCGCAGGTAAAATCAACCTATGTATGTCGTGGACTCGATAAGTGTTATGATGCCTAGAATGACCCATAAGCCAAACTATGCGACCTAACGCATCAGAGTTATTCATTAGCCTGTAACTATTTTGGCAGCATCAATTTCTAGTTTCTGCTGTTTTAACGCTACATCGGCTTGAGTTTTTTCTTTGTCTAATTCTAGTCGTGCAATCTTTATCTGTATGTCTGATTTAGCTTCTTCAGTCTGGGCTTGTAATTTAGCACCCTCTAACTCAATAATTTTATCAGCAGGATTTGATTGTGGTTGTGGTGGTTGGATAGCTTCTAAACTTTCTTCTAATTCTCTTGCACCAGGAAACGCTCTAGCAGCAAACAACATCATCATCTTTGCCTGGTCAAAACCTATAGCACCAGAGTTAACTAATGGGCCGACAGTTTGCAGAAACTGAACCATAGCCGTTAGAAATTCAGTTCTGTTTTTCTGATCCATCGCCTGATCTATAGCTGAACTTTCTTCAGTATCTATAGACACTCTGTAACTTCTTAATCGATCATCTTGCATGACTGCGACTACCTCTGGAGGTAAAGCAATCCCAGTCATCTTTTCCAATAAGCTAGGCTCTAAATTCTCAACAAGTAATTCAGCCTTTAATGTCATTATTTTATCTAAGAACTTTTCAATAGCACGTTGACGGCTTGTTAACCTCATTGCACCAAATTGACCTTTGATCCTTTGTGCCGTTGCCGTTTCACGACTAGCTGACGTACCTCGCATAATATCACTAATGCCTGTGATCTCATAAATGGTTTCAATAACAATCTTTCTTGATTGGTATAACGCAGTAATTGCCGTAATTAAGTTCTGTAATGGTGCTTCTTGCATAACATTAGCTAAACCACCACCTGCTTGTAACATCGCAAAGTTTTCAACAGGGATAAATTCATTATCATTGGCATCAGCTAATCTTATTAATTCTTGGAAACTAGCATCGTAAACACCTCTACGTTTTAAGGCTTCAGTTAACGCTGCAATCCTTTGTGTGATTAAATCTAATTCAAATAACTGATCTTCATATATTAATATCTCTGGCACAGGTAAAGTTGTGTCAGTTGTCGAAATGGCATAGATAGGCTCTGGCATAGGCCAAAAACCATCTAAATTATAAGGATCGTCAGCTTCTTCTAGTATTTCATTAAAACTAGTGGCTACAAATATTTGTTTGCCAGACCTCTTATCCCATATCTCATAAATTTCAGCCATGTCTGGTTCTGGGTTATCTTGATAGCCAGATGATTCCGATTGCACATAACTTAAAGGGATTTGCTGCCCTTGCTTCTCGCCATAATAATCAACTAGTTCTTGCCTAGATAATAAATGCCTAAACGCAATCCACTTTACATCTTCCCAACATCTAGCAGGGGCAATGGTTAAATCCTGCCAATGAACGTACTCACAGCGAATAGATTGCTCTCCAATTTCTTCTACTGGATCACCTTCTATAAATAAACCTCTTGCATCTTGCTTTACGTTTTCTTGCTCAATTTCATTACCTTCAGGATCAAGCAGCCTTTGGGCAACCTGAACTTCACCCATTTGACCAGGAGCAACTTCGCCAATGCCAGTAATAGGCTCAACATTAATAGGAATACGTTGTGGATCACCTGTAACAAGAACAGGATCATATCTTAACCTTACAGCCCCACGACCTACAATTAACATATCTTCAATGGCTTTTTTAATTGTTCCATCAAAATCATAAAAATCTAACTGATACTGTAAGCCACGTTCCATAACCATTGCTATGGTTTTACCAATAGGGTCATCAGTTTTAAATCGTCTGGTTACTCGTGGCTTTGGTGTCTTAAAATACAAAGCTGACTTTAACGTATCAACATTTGAATGAAAAATGTTCATCCTCGTTTCACGCTCAAAACGATTAATGTTATCGTCACGATACCTTTGCACAATACCACTAGCACGTTCTCGCCAGGTTTCCTCAAACTTACGAGCGTTCAGAATCTGGTTGTTCCAATACGCAGCCCTATCAGCCTTTTTCGTAGGCTCTCTGTCAAATTTATAATCCAATTAAAATCTCCACGAACTTGGTCGGCTTGTTTTATCCAAACCACTCATCATTTCATCGATGGTCGGCTTTCGCCAAATATCCTCATCTATCTCTGGGGCTTTTCTTGTAAATGGTCTTGACATGCAAGCGTAACGAATTTCATCAGCAGCGTGATCTTCCTCAGTCGTATTAATATCTTCCATTCGATGTTTATCGTGGGTCAAAACTGGTAATGTCCTAATGGTGTCAATACAGCCCTTAAAGAAATACATCATAGGAACTCCATCATCGCCAATTAGCCTTTGCCTTACCTGATCCCATCCTGCAACTCTGGAATTATCAGCCCTTCTAAATCTTACGCCTAACTTACCTAATCTCTCACCGATTGACGGCCCACCATCAAATTTCCATATGCTTGGATCGCCAACACCAAAATTTATTTTTTCGCCACGTTCTCTTGCACGAATACCACTACCAACTTCTTCAGCCGTCATTCTTAAACCTCTATTCGGCCCTGCTGCTCCATACCATTCACGATACCTAACCAATGCGTTATCTGGTATAGTTTCATGCCCTTCAGCTACTGCCCACCAACCAACGCTAAATGGCGATGCCGAACCCCAATCAAACGATCTAAACCTTGTCCAATGCTGTGGAATGTCAAATGGCTTGATAACGTGTAAATCTCTTTTCCAAATATCACCAAAGAAAGAGCCAACAACTAAATCCCAATCACCCTCTCGCAAAGCCCTGCCTAATTCTTCTGGCAATCCACTAAATGAACTAGCGTAACTAGGATCAATGTATTTATTGTCAGTCATCTTTGCAGGTATATACATACTCAGCCAACCCTTATCCTTTGGATTATTTGGGTCACGCATTGTATGATCGTAAAAATAAGTCTCAGCAGGTGATGGATCAATATACAAAGCCTTTAAAAAGTTATGGCTCTGTCCACCTGGATTAGCTGTCATTACTAATCGTGGCAAAAATCCTACTTGCTTTGGCTCAAATGATCCTAACCTCATTCGACTCTTAATATACCCTAACTGATAAGCCGTCATCTGACCTGCTTCATCAACTAACGCTATATGTATCTCAGTTCCTTGAATACGATCACAGTCACTATCTCGCTCCAAATACTGAAACTGAATAGAACTGCCATTGTAAAATTCATACCTCTTTCTGGTTTCGTTAAACGTGCCTAACGCTAAAGGCAATTCCTTCTTTAAGGGCTGAATATGATTACTATCCAACTCAGGCAGCGACCTACGAAATATAAAGGCATTTAAACCAGGATTCTCTAAGCAGAACCCAATTACATCCCAACGACCAGAATGGCTCTTACCACCTCCTGCTGCTCCACCAAATAATATCTGCTTGGCTTTACACTTGTGCAATAACTGCTGTTTAGGTTGTGGGTCGTATTCTAGTTTTATTATCTTCTTAGACATTTATGGTTACCTATTGGTTGTCGACAACCTGAGAATTTGTTTTTTTGGTTTACGACAACTAAGCGACAACCTGTGTTGTTTGTTTTTTGTGTGAAGGGG